CCATCCGAATACTGTAATAATGAAATCGGTTCTTTTAGCTTTTCGTTTGGCTTCGAGTATTTTTTGCCTCTCTCTTTCTTTGGCTTGCTCACCTTCAAAGTGTAGAAAATCATCCCACATCATATGTCTTGTGGAAATCATCATTTCTTTGAGTTGTTCTCTCTTATTTCTCATAGCTTCTTGTGCCATGAATATTTCTAGATCCGATTCTTGCTGTTTACCTTTCTTAGCAAGTTTCGCTTTATGATCGATCGTTCTACCAGCATCTGAAAATAGTGCGAGATGTTCACCCATTTCAAATAATTCTTTACCATGAGCCAAACTCTCTTGTATAACCCTAAATGCAGCATTGGCCATTGCTAGTTCTGCTAACATGACATCTCCTTATTTTTTGCCAAATAAATGTTTTTCTGTTATTACTTGAAATCTCCAATCCCTATCCTTACAAAATTCTAATGCTGCATCCCATTTTGCTTGATTTATCCCCCAAGTTTTAACTTCATTTAAATACCTTTTAGTAATTCGGGACTTCTTTTCAGGCGGTCTCGATTGTGCATCAGGTTTGACTTCAAAAACAACAGTTTCACCCTTTGCTGTTTTTACAATAAAATCAGGATAGTATCTATGACGTTTCCCATCAATTGGTGAACGATAAGGTATAACAAATTCTTCACTTCCCCACCAAACGATATCAGGATTGCGGTCAAAATATACCATGCAATTAAGTTCCCAACTAGATCGATATATAATAGTTGTTGGGTCACCTCTATATTTCTTATGGAATTTCGGTTTAAACTTTCCTTGATGGTATTTCATACAGTTATTATAAATACTTTTAATTAGTTACCATTATGTATTTATACAGGAAAGAAATATATGGGATTCATTAAAGACGCACTTGGTGGGGGGATCGGTTCCAACACTATTAAAAATCCATTTGGTGTTAGTGGTATCGGCAACCTTGGGATTTCGTTTGGCCAAAACGGACCAAGCCTTTCAGCAAATTTCAACAGACTGCTTAAGAAGAAATTAGACATGACATCTGTTCACGGTGAAACTGCAGTAATGTTTGCTAAACCTGTAAAAGATTCTATCGTATTTCCTAAGGATTTGAATGATGAACACTATATGCTCATCAAAATTATGAACCGCACTCGTGCTAGTGCAGACAATGCAGATCAAAAACGTGTATGGCAAACCATCGTACTTCCTATCCCAAGTAATCTTAAAACAGAGTATAGTTTAAATTACGAACAGGCATCACTTGGCGTTCTTGGGGGTAAGGCAGCAGGGAGAGGAAGTCTTACTGAGGGCAGTCAAGATATTGGTGCATTATTGGCCAATAAAATTGGAAATATCGGTTCTGAGTTAGGATTAGGTTCATCTACCGATGGAAGCAAACGAGGTGTTTCCGATATGGTTGATACCGCTACAGCCATTGCTGGTGTCGCAACTGCTGCAGCAGTTGGTAAAAAGTTAGGTGGTGGTATGCTTGGTGCGGCACTTGGTGCTGGTGCAGTTGGTGCCGATCAAGTTGGAACAGCTATGATGATGAAACAAGGAATAGCAGTCAACCCACATCTCGCTCAGGTATTTAAGGGTGTAGGACTTAGAGACTTCAGTTTTTCATGGAATCTTGTTGCACGTGATGAGGGGGAATCGATGATCATCAACAAATTGATCACTACGCTTAAGAAATATTCTCATCCAGCTTATTTTGCTGGCGAATTTGCTTTTGATTATCCTATGGAATTTGAAATAGAGTTCGCAGAACATGTTTCTGACAATTTATTTAAGATTAATCGATCAGTTTTAAAATCAGTTACTGTTGATTATGGACCACAAGGAGTTCCTTTATTTTTTGATAATGGTATGCCAGTTCAAGTAAATCTTGGCCTTTCGTTCCAAGAAACACAAATTATGACAGCTGAAGATTTTGGTGGGCATCCTCGCGATCCAGGGTCACCAGTTCATGGTGAAGCTTCGGCATCGAAGTCAGGGCAAACTGGCAATTACATATCAATAAATTAAAGGTTTAGCAATATGTCTAACTATTTTTCATATTTTCCAAAAACTACCCATGATTTGACGAACAATGGAGAATCAGTGTCATTAACCAATATTATGCGTAGATTTAAAATCAAATCGGCAATAAAATCTAACACTCAAGTATTTCATAATTATGACATTCAAGAAGGTGATAGACCTGATATTATTGCACATAAATATTATGGCTCTTCCAATTATGCTTGGGTCGTGTTGCATTATAATGATATTGTTGATCCTGTCTTTGGTTGGCCATTATTCAGTAAAGATCTAGATCGGTACATTGTATCAAAATATGGTAGTATTGAAATAGCGTTGTCAACAATTCATGAATATCGTAAAATATTAACAAAAGCGAAAATGAATTTAAATGGAGATAAAACTAATGAAAGGTATGTTGTTGTCGATAAAGCCACTTATGATATGACAGTTCCAGCTGAACGCAAAACCTTGTATAAGTATGATTATGAACAAGAATTACAAGAAAAGAAGAGTAAAATCAAACTATTAGATAAACGCTATCTACCTAAACTTCGCGATGAAGTGGAAAATATACTCAGGGTTGGTATCTAGTGGCAGAAAATATTAGTGGATATCGACATCCTGGCGATATCGAAATCCGGAATTCTGTTCTTATAACAAGTGCAGGACAAACTATCGACATCTCTCCGCTAGTGGAAGAGCTTAGTATTTATCAAGACATAAGAACCCATTATTTAGAATGTGACATAGTTCTCCAAGATTCGCTAGACTTGTTTGATGTTATACCGCCAAATAAAGAAGAGAAAATACAAGGAGGGTTTGATGGGTTTGAGTATTTCTTAATATCGTTTAAGAATAAGACTGAAGAAAGTATTCCAGAGAACTATAATACCCATGTATTTAGAATATATTCGATCGACGAACGATACAAATTCGGTGAAGCAAAAGAAGTGATGTTATTGTCCGGAATTAGTTCTGAATATTTCCCTGCGACTGTAAATAAACTGTCAAGGTCTTTAGGAAAAGGCGGTGGCAAGAAAGTGTCCGAGATGATTGAAGGGATAGTCGACGAGTTCGTTTATAACAATAGAATAAAATCTAGCTATCGTAATATAAAGGCAATCACGAACCGACAAGTAGAAAAAACTAACGAATATGATGTCACTGCAGGGATGCATAAATTTGTGATTCCTAATCTTACAGTTGACGACACGATTGAGTTTCTTATTAATGAAGCGGATTCCACTGATCATATCCCAATGTTCTTTTTTTATGAAGATTCGAAAGGGTTTAAACTCAAAAACGTTTCTGGTTTAGTTCAAGAAGAATCGAAAGGCGTATGGATATACGCACCTTTTAATCGCAAAGGTGCTAAACCAAAAGATGATGTCGGGGCAAAATTGGACGATCCATTTAAAATTGTATCATATAATATAGAAAAGCAAATGGACACAATGGATAATATTGAAAATGGATTGTTCCGTCAACGAACATTACATGTTGATGTCCATAGAAAGAACTTCTATGAAACAGAATATGACTATGCCAAAGCAAAATCTCGATTTAAGAAATTGCAAGATAGTAATTTCTACGGTGATGCTGATGGCAAACCCATATTGACAATGACTACTACAAGAACAGGGCATGGATCAACAAGCTCCCAGCCATTTGTTATCGAAGGTCATTTACCTAAAAGAATTCCGCAATTCCAAGCTATTAGAACAGCTTATAGTAAAGTGATATTCAATACTGTATTGAATATAGAAATTCCAGGAACAGACAATTTAAACGTGGGAAATGTAATTGAAATCATAATACCTAAAACGTCAGGTATGGAGTCAGATAAAAATTCTGGTGGTATCGATAATCATTTGAGTGGGAAATATTTAATTACAAAACTACGCCATAAAATAACTGGAGCAATGACAGGCAGTCCATATGCTACAGTTATGGAAATATCGAAAGACACGTCTATAATTTAGGGGAACATGATGACATCAATTAATGAGAAACGTTTTTTACAAGAAGTGGTTGAGCCTGACGTACAAACTCCGGCATATGATCCTGAAGTTCTTATCGAAATTTGTAAACACCCATCATCTAACACAGTCTGTGAAGATAATAGTTAAGGAATCATAATGCGCAATTTTTTTGGTAGAGGTGAATTCGTATGGTGGGTTGGTGTAGTTGAAGATCGTGGTGATCCCGTGCAAATGGGTCGAGTTCGAGTTCGGTGCATGGGGTATCATAGTGAAGACAAGAATCAGATCCCAACTGAAGATTTGCCTTGGGCATTGGTTACTAATGGAATACAATCTGCGTCAGCGAGCGGATTAGGATTTTCCCCGACAGGGTTGGTAGAAGGTTCTTGGGTTATCGGTTTTTTCATGGACGGAGACCGTGCTCAAGAGCCTATTATTATAGGGTCGTTGGTTGGAGTTCCTGCAAATTTCTCAGATTCTTTTAAAGGATTCAATGATCCAAGTGAACGGATTCCAAGGTGGATTGGGGAAACTGATGTAAATTGGGCAGCAAGAGCAAATCGTTGCGAAGAACATAATGCTCGAATAGTTAAGGATAATGCTAGAGCAAATGATAGCGGAACAGAAATAGTTTACCCTTGCGCAAGACCACCTAAAATTACTTCAGTTGCTCCTGACCGTGCAGAGTCATATTATGGATTTAAATCATGGAAAGAAACTCCAGCTGCTGGTGGCTCAATTTCAGTTTATCCAAATAATCATGTGTTTGAGACGGAAGGTGGACATTTACAAGAATTTGATGATAGCACAAATCGGTATCATCGATATCACCCAACTGGCGGTTATGAAGAAATACTCAGTACTGGTGAACGGACAATTAAAGTCATCGGCGATGATCATGAAATAGTCATTAAAGGCAAGAACATGTACATCAGGGGAGATTGGAATGTTACTGTCCAAGGAACCAAACGAGAATTGATCAAAGGTGACTATCATCTAGAGGTTGAGGGTGAAATGTCAATGGACTTTAAAAAGTCTTGGCAAACTAAGGTTGGACATAATCAAGAAACTGAGATAATTCACAATCGTGCTATGAGTATCGGCAAGAATGATTACAAATCAGTTATTAAAGGTGATCAAATTTATAATGTAGTTACTGGAGAAAAGGTTGAAAATATTAAGCGTGATTATACGTTAAATGTAAATGAAGACTATGCATTAACCACGTTCGGAAATACTCAAATATTTGCTACTGGCGATTATAAACAAACCAATCTTGGTGGCAGCACTATAACTTCTAAAGGGAACATGACCAAACAAACACAAGGTAGTGTTAGTGAAATAGTTGAGGGCAGCCAAACACTTCAAATAACTGGTGACATTAGTGAAACCGTTGGTGGCGGACAAACAATTACAGTTACTGGAGATTTTGGAGTAACCGCAGCAAGGATCGATCTAAACTAATGTCTGGAATTTGTAGAGATAATGATACTGCTGGTGGAGATTTAATCCCGAGCCAAACTAAGGTGTACGCTAATGGCGAAAAGGTCATTGTTCATGGAGACTTAGTGGCTAATCATGGAGTTGCTCCACATAACGCACCAACTATGGTCGCAGGGTCAAACGATGTGTATGTATCTGGCATAGCTGTATGTAATGCCAATGATCTTGCCACTTGCGGACATACTGCGACTGGAAGTGGTGATGTTGGCGTGGGGAATGTAGGAGATCTGAGTGGGAGCCAAATACAAGATATTCTGGCAGGCATATTGAATGGAACAATATCATTTAATGTTACACCGCAACAAACATCAGTTAATGAAGGATCTTCAGTTACTTTCGATATAACTTGTGGTGATATGCCTGACGGGACGAATTTGTCATGGCATACATCTGGACTTGCAAGCGACTTTGCTGTAGCGAGTGGATCTGCAATTATGATGGGTGGATCAGCTGAAGCCGTTTTATCTCCTTTGGCGGACAGTACAACCGAAGGTGCAGAATCATTCAATGTGCTCGTGTATTTGAACCAAGATGCTGGATATTTTCTCGGCGAATCAGTTGATGTTACGATAAATGACACATCGCAAACGTATGTTCCACCGCCAGCGCCACCAAAGTTTAACTTTGGTATGCAATACCAAGATGATAGTGGGTCATGGGTATATCCTCAACAAATGTCTGGTGGTTCCAGCAACCATTTTAATATAACTCATGTGATTCCATTTGCATTGGGTGGAATTCCACACTCGAAGAATTTTAAATTTAGATGGTGGAGAACAAATTCTGCTCAGGGAACAATATTGGGTCAGAACATTAGGAGACCAGCCGTTCATGACACCAAATGGTCATATCATGAGTATCCTGCGGTCCAAGAGATTGTCCCCCGACCAGTAGCTTCTTATCCAGGGTTTACAGGCACTCTTGTTATGTATGTTTCGGACTCAGGGTTTATTACAGAATTGGCGAATAATCCTAATGAAGCCTTATTCAAATTTATGGTGTGGTCTCTGGATGGTACCAAAAGGCAAGTCACCATAGATATCACTTTATCACAATCATCACTATAGTAGAGGCACCCCATAATGGGAATATGTAGTAAAAAAGATGCTGATATAGCATTTATAACTGAAGGGAAAGATAAACTTAAATCTTTAATGAATGGGGGCATCGCAGCACTCAATGATATGGAATCGGCACAAAAAGATTTAAAGGAGGGGTTTGACTCCCTCATCGAAAAGGCATCAGCTGAATTGCCTGAAGCATTAAATTTACAAAAAGAATTGCTTAGCTTGACTACTGTAAATAATCCAGGGGAATTTGCCAAAATAATTTCAGAGATCAAGTCAAATTTTGGTGAAGCCGTGGGGGATTTAGATGAACAACTATCTAAGATATCCCCATCGATGGGAGGAGGTATTTCCGATCTTCTTTCGGGGGGAATACCTTCAATTTCATTCAGTTCAATATGTGAAAATTTGCCTGATATAGAAGTTAAAGAACAAGAGATCACTGATCCCACAACTGGAAAAACTGAAATTAAAAAAGTTAAAGACGTTATACCTGAAGAACCAATTGTTCCTAAAGAAGTCCCAGAAGCATCAGAACCCGCACCTTCTACCGACACAACAGAAATTGAAGCATATGATAATGCATTTATGGTATATATGGCAGCAAAGGGTACGGTTGAAGATAGAATTAAAAAAACACTCACGGATTATGATGTAATGATTCCCTCAGTATATGAGGCATTTCATTGGAGTTTCAGAAATGCTATTTATGGGAAATGTGGTCGTGATTTAGATAATGATGCAAATAATTTCACATGGGAGACTGGTCTACGGTTTATAAAGATTGATGCAGAAAAGTTTTATAAAGTTTTCAAATCAGCATTAAAAGCAAAAAGTGGGTCTGATACAGCTTTTGCAACGATTGATGATAGAACGGAAATCATGTGGGCAAACCTTGCTAAATATTATATACATTATGAGAAAGAATATGGTGTTGTAACAAAACCTTATGACGGTGAACAGGGTTTAATTGCATGGTGTAATAAATGGTTTGATAATATTGATGCAAAACAAGAAACCCCACAAAAGAAACAAGAAGAATTTAAAAAAGTGGCGGAACAAGAAGCACCAGTCTTAGTAGAACCGTCCCCTGATCCTGTTCCAGCACCATTAACCGGAATTCAAACTAAAGTTTATCTAGGAAATAAGATCACTTATAATGCGGATACGGTTACAACCAAAGCAGATTCTGCAACATATAAAGTGAAATCTACAAAAACTTGGTTTAGAGCATATAGCCAAATTGAGTATGATACAATGCTTCGAGTTGCCCAAACACACCAATCGGAACTGGCTACATTTCCTGCAAGGATAGGTTCTACCGAAGTAGTGATTATGTATAAACATAAACGTCGCAATTCTATCTCTCGAATGACAATTGATCGATATGGATTAAACCCAAGAGCAGAGATTAATTGGAACGAAAAGAAGAATTCTCCCCCATTTAAATCGCGATTGAGTGAGCTTGGCGTAAAAGT